TGCGGCCCCGCCGCGGTGCACGCGACGCCGCCGATGGTGACGGTGTAGTCCGCGGCCAGGTCGAGGGTGTCGACGGTGACCCGCGCGGTGCGCCGGTGCGCCTCCTCGCGGAGCCCGATCGCGATCGCGGCGGCGAGCGCGTTCTCCAGGTACACGCCCGAGCTCGGGGTGGACGGAGCGCCGGTGTAGGTGGCCTGCTCCTCCCACTGCGGCTTGCGGCCGCCCGCGAGGATCGCGAGGTCGTTGGCCTTCTCGAACGCGCCCATGCTGCCCTCCTACTCGGCCACGATCTTGCGGGGGTTGACCTGGTATCGTTCGGCGCCCGCGCCGCCGATGGTGATCCGTCGGAAGTAGTGCGGGCGGTTTCCACGGTAGATGCGGCGGACGCCCTGGTCACCACCGACGTTGGAGAACCCGCCGTAGACGGCGCACCCGTCGCTGTCGACGCATCGGGCCGTGGCGCCGCTGAAGTAGTGCCTCCACACCGTCCCGAGCGTGGCGCGGTCGAGCGCGTACACGTAGTCGTCGGTGCCGAGGATCACGTAGTCCTGGTCGACGGCGATCCCGTGGTTGGCGTTGATCGCCGTCATCGTCGCGCTGGTTTGCACCGTCGTGCCCAGCGCGACGTCGATGCGGATCACCGTGTTCGCGGTGTCGTCCACCACCCAGAGGCCGCGGGCGTCCGCGGCGAGCGAGTTGGCGGAGATGGCGTTGGCCATCACCCGGTTCCAGGCGACGCCCGTGGTGTCCGCGGCGGTGCCGCCCTCGTTGGTGGCGTCGTTCCCGGTGGCGTGCTGCAGGGCTCGCATGTGCGCGCCCGAGGCGTGGCCCGAGGCCGCGCCCGCGATGATCACCCGGTTGTGCGTGGCGGTGACGCTGAACACCGTTCCGTTGTGGTTGTACGACCACTGCGCCGCGCCGCCGACCTCGGCGTTGATCGACCGAACCTCCTTCGCGCCCGTGCCCGACACACCCCCCAGGAAGAGCCGGCCGTCGTAGACGGCGATGTCCCAGACCGTCGCGCCGTGGTCGTACACCCACACCGACGCGCCGGTCGAGAGGTTCCAGGCCTCGACGTAGTTGCCGTAAGCGGCGTAAAGGCGGCTCCCGTCGTTGACGAGCTTCTGGACGGTGCCCGCGTTGGTCTTGGTGAAGGTGCGGACGACGGTGTCCATGTCGGCGCGCGCCACCATCTTCGGATCGCCACCGTCGGCGAAGACGACGTCGATGCCGGTGGCGCACACCGCCGTCACCGCGGCCGCCGCCGTGCCGCCGTCCGAGTGCTCGTCGCCGGCAATGGAGTTGCGGTCCGCCTCGTACACGATCGCGGCGTCGCCCGCGGTGAGGCCAGCGTAGGCGTCCTCGAGCGTGTCGAAGCCGGGGTAGGCGCCCTGCAGGTAGTCGAGCCAGCTCGACCACCACTTGTACAGGTAGTTGATCCACCCGGCGGGCGGGATGTCCTCGGCGATCCAGCCGATCGCACGCTGCTGCGTGGGGGGCGTGTCGACGTCGGCGGCGGCGTCGTAGGCCCAGGTCGGAGGAACGGTCGTAGGCTTGCCCATGTCACAGCACCCGTGCGAACTTGCCGACGTTATAGCCCAGCGCGGCGGGGTTGCCGTCGAACCCGAAGTACCCGGGCAGGGCCTCGATCAGCACCATCGTCACCCCGGCCGGCTTCACGTCGGCCATGAAGCGGGAGACGCGCCGCGCCATCCGCGCGTTGAACAGGCGCGGGCGCACGGCCTGGAGCTTGAACCCCGCCGGGTACATGGACAGGTACCGCACCGTGGACGGGTAGGTCACGAGCTCCCAGATGGCGAGGAGCTCGTCTACCGACCCCTTGCAGACGTTGGCCGCGACGCGCGCCTCGATGAAGCGCCGATAGTCCGTGTCGCCGAGCGCCCCGCGCGCCTCGCCGACGATCGCCCCCCACGTGTCGAGCTGGGCCCCCACCGACGACTCGAGCCTCCGTCCCATGAGGAGGTCGAAGTACACGTCCTCCAGCGCCTGCGCGCCCATGCCGAGGGCCTCCGCGAGGGACGCGATCCGCGGCTTGTCCCAGTCCTGGGAGAGCAGCCGCTTCCGCGCTCGCTCCCGGTGGTCGGGGATGTAAGCGAGTTCGATGCTCGCCGCGAAGGACGGCTCGGTCGTCACGTGCTGACCGTGTTGGTGCCGAGGACGTTGAGGGACGTGGCGCTCGGATCGACGTCCACGGCGCCGCCGTTGAGGAGCACGCTCGCGGTCCTCACGCCGTCGACGGTGGCGATGAGCGCGAGGATCTGAAGGATGCTCGCCGCCTCGCCGACGTCGAGCGCGAGGAAGTAGTCGGAGATCAGCTCCTGGATCGGCTCCTCGACGTCGTCGAGCACGAACCCGGCCATGAGCGTGACGGTGACGGCGGAGTTGACGGTGTTGGAGGCAGCGAAGCCGTAGCGAACCGTCTTCGCGAAGCCGTCCGCACCCGTCACCGTGGCCGTCTGGGCGCCGTTGGTGGCGATGCCCGCGGGGAGGTGGTCGTAGATGGCCTGCACCACTTCCGTCTTCTGATCGTCGGTGAGCGTGCTCGGGTAGACCACGACCGCGACCGAGTGGGGGAGGCAGGAGATCCCCTCGATGGTGGCGGTGGTGGACGTGTCGTTCTCGACGACGACCGCGGCCGTCACCCCGTCGGCGGCGAGGACGTTGGCGCGCAGCGCGTTGAGCGAGCGACTCCCCGCCGTCTGGAGGGACTGCTGGCGGCGCTTCCGCAGCGCCGCGTCGCTTTCCCGCGCCTCGCCGGGGGTGGCGGCGGCGGCGTTGGTCACGGACGTCCACCCGGACACGGGCGTGACGATCGTGACGATCTCCGCGACGTCGGCCTCGATCACGCCGGGATCGGATGCCTGCACGATCACGTCCACCGTACCGCCGCCGCCGATCGTCACGTCCTCGGTCACCGTCCAGCGCGCGCGATCGTCCGATCCGCCGCCCTCGACGATCCTCCCCTCGGTGATGATCGTGCCCGCGGTGCCGGTGATCGTGACCGTGCACGTCGAGTAGGTGGCCTCGCGCCGGCGCACGTTCACGATCAGGCAGAGGTTGTCGAGCTGCAGTCCGGTGGCGTTCCCCACGTCCCAAGAGTCGAAGAGCGCCTGCGAGGCCTCGCCGAGCTCGCCGAGGAGATCGGCCATGATGTCGCTGATGGGGCCGAGAAAGACGTCGTGGTCCCAATCGACGGTGATCGTCAGGCCCGTGTTCTCGCGGACGCGCTCGATGTAGCCGTCGCGGATGCGCGTCAGGAAGTCCGCCCCCCGGGGGGCGACGTAGCCCGCTTCGGTCAGGCCCCATTCCTCGGCCATGCAGTAGCCCTCGTCGCGAGTCTACCCCGGCGCGAGGCGTGGGCCTACGTGATCGGCCCGATCCTGCGCGTGCGGATGACCAGGCGCGTGCTTGCCGAGCGGTTCCCCGCACGAGGCTCGCCCATCGGGAGGACGGTGATCGCGGCCTCGCCGTCCGCGGTGCGGATGGTGCCCGAGTAGGTGAGGGTGCGGGTGTCGACGTCGAAGCCGCCCGTCCAGTCCTCGACGCGGATCACCCCCGGAGTCGTCTCGATCTCCTTGCGGAGGACGGCGCCGATGCTGTCCACGGCCGGCGGCTTCTGCTGGATCCAGTCGAAGAAGGGCAGCCCGACGCGCACGTCGGCGAAGTACTCGCCGCGGAACGTCCGCAGTCGACGCTCGACGCGCTGGACGATCAGGTCCAACCCCGAGACGAACCGAATAACGCCCGGGAGATCCCCGTCTGAACCCAGCCCGACGTCAACCGCGACCGCCGCCATGGACGTAGGGTAACCGACCAAGCCCCCGGAGAACCCCATGATCACGCTCCTCCTCGCGATCGCTTGCGCGCCCACCGACGACGTGTCCGTCCCCACCCACGCCGCGCGTCCCGACGACACCGCCGTCGAGGTCGAGGACACGGCCGTGGACACGGCCTTCGACACCGACACCGACTCGGCCGAGGACAGCGCCGCCGAGACGGGCGACACGGGGAGCGAGGACACCGACGGCGACACCGACACCGCGCCCGCCTGCGAGGACTGCGACGACGACGGCTACGCGGCCGACGACTGCGACGACGTCGACGCGCGTGTCCACCCGGGCGCCGCGGACTTCGTCGGCGACGCACTCGACCAGGACTGCGACGGCGTCGACGGCGAGGACGAGGACGGCGACGCGCACGCCTCGATGGAGAGCGGCGGAGACGACTGCGACGACGCGGACGTGGACGCGTTCCCGGGCGCCGCCGAGGCATCCTGGGACGGCGTGGACCAGGACTGCGACGGCGCGGACGTCCGCGACTACACCGCCCTCGACGTGGGCGCGGGGCACGCCTGCGCCCTCCGCTCCACCGGGGAGCTGGACTGCTGGGGGGACGACACCGCCGGCCAGGCCACCGCGCCGACCGGGGTCTACGTCGACGTCGCCGCAGGCGGCGCCCACACGTGCGCGCTTGACGTCGCCGGCACCGTCACGTGCTGGGGGGACAACCGCCTCGGCCAGGCGCGCGCGCCGGCCGGCGTGTTCTCGGAGCTGGACGCCGGGCTCTACTACACGTGCGGGATCACCACCGCGGGCACGGTCGAGTGCTGGGGGAGCGCCCCGGCCGAGCCGGCCTACACGCTCGTCTCGCTCTCCGCCGGCGCCTACCACGCCTGCGGCCTGGAGGCCTCGGGCACGCTCCGGTGCTGGGGGCAGGACGCCTACGGCGAGACGTCGCCGCCGAGCTCCGCGGCGGTGAGCGTCTCCGCGGGCGTCCAGCACGCCTGCGCGGTCCTCGCCACCGGCGAGCTCTCGTGCTGGGGGCGCGACCGGGACGAGGAGGCCACGCCGCCCTCGGGCTCAAGCTTCATCGACGTGGCCGCCGGCTACGAGTTCTCGTGCGCGACCACGGGCGCGGGCGCGACGTGCTGGGGGGACGACACGAGCAGCAAGACGACCCCGCCGACCGCCGACCTGGTCACGGTGGGCGCGGGCACCAACCACGCCTGCGGCCTCGACGTCGACGGCCTCCTCCACTGCTGGGGGAGCGACCTCTACGGCGAGTCGACGCCCCCGGCCTAGCTGATCGTCCCGCCCGTGGCGGTGAGCAGCGCGTGGCTGTCGCCGCTCGGCGCGTCGAGGCCGGTGATCTGCCCCACGCCGAAGTCCACCGTGCCCGTCTTCACGTAGTCGTCGATCGCCGTGGCGAGCGCCGCCGCGCCCTGGGCCGCCGTCTTCCCCGAGAGGTCGTTGAAGATCGCGAGCAGCGCCGCCTCCAGCCCAGCCTTGTCGAGCGCCATGTCTACTCCGCCTTGACCTTGGTGGCGGCCACGGAGGACGACGCCGGGCCTACCCCGATCGCCGGCCCCGTCGGCCCCACGCCGGTCGCGTGGGTGTGCGCGATGATCTCGGTCCGCAGCGCGTTGAGCTCGGCCAGGACGAGGTTGGCGAGCGCCACGTAGTTGGTGGCGGCGCTCGACCCGAGGCGGATCTCCGCGGCCTTGATGACGAGCGCGGCGGCCGCGTAGGCCGACGAGGCGAGCGCGTCGGCGGGGCTGTAGCCGCCCGGGTAGGCGACCGCGTCGGAGAGGTCGAAGCGCCGGACGTCGCGCGCCTCGTGCGTGCTCCCGGCCACGCTCTTCCACTCGTCGAGGCTCCGCTCCGAGAACCAGAGCGTGACCGTGTCCCCAGCCGCGATCGGCCAGGTGATCGAGAACGCCCCTGACCTCGGGAAGGCCACCGGGACGTTGGCGATCGCGGGCGGGTCGTAGGCCTGGATCACCCCGTCGGCGTCCTTGAACTTAAACCGCACCGACGGCCTCACCGTCGCCGTCTGCGTCGCCTCGTCGTAGGAGACGACGACGCCCGGGAGCGAGGTGTGCACCCGGGCGAGCTGGGAGCGGACGGCGGCGAGGAGCAGGTCCGCTTCGGTGGGGGTGACCGCGGGCATGCGCCAGCCTACCCCTACCGCGCGCCGGCGTCGCCCTGGGCGAGTGCGACCGCTTGGGCGGCGGCGGCGCTCTCGGCGCGCGCCCCCGTGGCCGGCGCGTCCACGCGCGCCTGCGGAAGCGCGGGCGCGACGGTGGCCGGGAGCTCGACGACGATGGCGGCGGGGCGCTCGACGACGTCGTAGACCGGGGCGCTGGCGAAGCGCGAGAAGTCGTCGTCCAGGTGCGGGCCGTAGGGCTCGGCTTCGGCGACGTCGGGGAGCGGCCAGACGGCCCCCTCGTGAGCAGGCCAGGGAGCGCAGGCGGCGGCGAGCAGGGCGAAGAAGAGCACGGAACCTCCGGGGCAGGGGAGAGCGAGAGCGACGTTAGGCTACCACGCTCACGAGCTGCGCGGCGTGCCCGAGGCGATGACGTAGAAGGCCTGGTCCCAGCCAGAGTCGCCGCGGAAAGCCACGTCCTGCGCGACGTAGAGGCCGTTGTAGTCGGCGCTCTCGACCTTGAAGGTGCGGCCGGGCCGGAGCGTGGGCGCGAGCAGCGCCTTGATCTCGATGCCGTCGTCCTTCGGCGTCGGGCTTCCGATAAGGTTCCCACCGGTGGCCGAGAACACGATCGCCTCCTCCCCGGTGTCCTCGCCGCTGCCCACGAACTGCAGCACCCCGTCGCGGATGAACCACTCGCTCGCCGTCGAGGTAGCGAGGCGGTCGAGGACGTCGCGCGCGGGGCCCGCGAGCGCGATCCCCTGCGGGAAGACGAGATCCTCGTCGAGGCGGATGGTGCCGGCGGGGAGTCCGAGCTGCTCGGCGATGGCGTCGTAGACCTGGCGGAGCGTGGTCTGGGTCGCGAAGCTGACGCTGATGCGCGCGCTCCCCCACGCCCTCCCGCCGTCCTGGGCCTCCAGCCGGAGGACGCGGTCGGGGCCCCTCCGCTCGAGCCTCACCCCATTCTTGATCGGGTTGCCGGTGAAAACCTGCAGCGGGGTGTCGTACCCGACGAGGAGCCGGATCACTGCGTCGGGGTCCTGGGCGAGCGCGACCGTGGCGGGGTTCGGGTTGTAGAGCTCGATCACCGCCTCGTTGGGAGTCGAGCTGCGCGTCATCTTCACGTCGAAGGTGACGCGGAACCCCGAGAACGTCTTGCCCGTTGAGCCGGACGTCCCGAGCTGGAGGTGCACCTGGCGACCGAAGAGGGCCATGCGCGGATCCTACCCCGAGGCGGGGGCCGCCGCGTCGGGCGGCGCCTGGGGGGATGTGGGGCGTCTCACCCGCGGCGGCCCCGCCGACCCCGCGTAGCCGGCCTACACCTCGATCACCACCCCGTCGTCCTCCTCGGCCGCCTGGGCGGCGCGGAGCTCGTCCCGGGTGAAGTACCGGACGTGCAGGCCCGCCCCGAGGTCTTCGCGCGCGTAGCCGTCCGTGCCGTGCACGAGAAGCAGGCCCTCGGGCCCTTCGACGACGGAAAGCCCGAACACGGGGCCCCACCCCGGCGAGAGGCGCCGGCCCAGCGCGATGGCCGTGCCGTCGAGGCTGTAGAGGTCGAGGTACCAGGCCTGGCACCGGTGCCGCCAGGTAAAGCGCGCCCGGAACTGCGTGCCCTCCAGCGTCACCGTCTGCGTCGACTGCGGGAGGCTCGGGAAGGCGGAGAGCTGCAGGCCCATGCTCCATCCTACCCGGCGCGGGCGCGCCGGTACACGGTGGCGACGGCGAACTGGCCGTCATCGACGACAACGACGTAGAGGCGGCCGAGCGCCACCTTCACCCCGCCACACCGGCCGCGCGCGAGCACGAGGGCGGCGCGGAGCTTCCGCGCGTCCGCGGCGAGGGCCACGACGAGATCCTCGTCGGCGACGCCGCGCTGGGCCATGCGCGCCCGCGCGTGGGTGGTGATCCAGACCGGCCCGACCCCCGGCACCTCGACGCGCTCCCGGTCCTCGAGCCGGACCAGCGCGGCGGTCACGGCTCGGCGCCCACCGATTCGAGGAGGTTGAGGAGCAGGCTCTTGTCCGCCGCCTCCTGCTCGGGGTCCGTCTCCGTCGAGGTCGTGGGCTGCTCGCCCACATCCTGCGCGTCGGGCAGGCCCGCACCCGCAGAGGTGTCGGCCGCGGGGACGTCGGGCGGGACCTCGACGAGGCCGGCGGTGGCGATCTTGATCTCGCGGAACTCGAGATCCCACTCCAGCTTCCCGGCCCCCTCCTCCGTCGAGGGGTAGCGGGTGAGGAGCATGTTCTCGAGCGTGCCGTAGCGGTCGGTCACCACCGTGAGCCGCTCGGCGGCGGCCGCGTCGAGGAAGTCGAGCGCGGCGCTCACCCGCGCGGCGCCGCCGCTGGACGAGACGTGCACCCACGGAGTCTCCGTCACCACCGCCCGCACGCCGAGGATCGCGGGCTGGCGCTGCGCGTGGTCCGTGATCGTGCTCCCGTCCTCGATCGGATGATCGGTGGTCGTGACCGAGCGCGCGAGGCTGTAGGTGATCACACCGTCGAAGCTCAGCGTCGTGGATCCGTCGGCGCGGATGATCGAGATCCCCACGCTACACCTCCGTGGACCGGAAGGCTTCCTGCGCCATCCGGCCCCGCTCGGCGAGGATCGACCGCACCACGTCTTTCACCTGGTCCTCTGTCCAGCCTGCGCCGCTGATGTTGATGTCGCCGCCGATGTTGACGGCGCGTCCTGCGCTCGCCGCCCCGCCGCCCGCCAGCGGGGCGAAGGAGGCCGAGCTCGCGGCCGCGTCGACGCCGCGCGCCGCCATGAGTCCGGGGCTGGCCATCGCCTCGACGAGGCCCGCGTCTGCGCGCCCGGCCGTCGCCGCGGCCTGTTGCGCCGCGGGGCTCCCGAGCGCGCTGGCGAGGCCGTTGAGGCCGGCGGCAACGGCGTCGATCAGCGGCACGGCCATGTCGAGGGCGCGCACGATGTAGTCGAGGATCGCCGTGCCCAGCGCCTTGGCGAAGTCGATCGCCGGCTGGAGGCGAGCGACGAGGTTGTCGACGTAGATGCCGGCGAGGTTGAACACCGCGCTCCACACCCGGCCCATCGCCTCGGCCGCGCGCGCGAGCGCGCCGAGAAGCCCGTCGGCGTCGCGGAACTTCGCGATCAGTCGGCCGATGACCGAGTCCCCGCCCTGCAGGTAGGTGATCCAGTCCTCGAACACGAGCAGGAGCCCGGCGATCTCCGCCAGCCACCCGATCATGAGGCCGAGGTAGTAGCCGATCCCCACGACGAGCACGAGGAGGATGGTGCCGCCCCCCACAAACGCCGCCGCCGCCGCCACGGTGTCGGCGATGGCGAACGCGAGGAGCGCGAACTTCACCACCACGTACCCGACGCCGGCCGCCCCGGTGAGGCCGGCGAGGATGGCGCTGAGCCGCGCCCACCCCTCGGCCCCGCCCACCGCGTCGTTGGCCGCAGTGACCGCGCGCGCGGCGGCGTCGAAGGCGGCGCTCACCTTCTCCGCGAACACGTCGATCTTCTGGCTGATCACCTCCCGGTTGGCGGAGATCCAGTCCATGAACCGGCTCGCCAGCTTCGACAGAGTGGGGATGAGTGCCAGCCCGAGCTCGTTGCGGAGGCTCGTCACCACCGTGCCCAGCACCGACACCTGGGACGAGAACTCGGCCGCCTGGGCGATGCTCTCGGCCGAGAGCACCACGCCGAGCGCGTGCGCCTCTCCGCGCAGCTTCGCGAGCCCCTCCTCTCCCTGGATCAGCAGCGGGAGGAGCTGGCGCGCCATCTGTTCGCCGAGGAGCTTGTTGGCGATGTCGAGGCGCGTGGCCGCGTCTTCGGTCTTGCCGAGTCCGCCGGCGATGAGGTTGAAGACCTCCTCGGGCGAGGTGCCATGGAGCTGCTCGACGGAGATGCCGATCGCCGCGAAGGCGGCGGCCGCGTCCTCGCCGCCAGCAGCGGCCTCGGTCGCCTTCCCGGTGATCTGGCCGAAGGCGTCCGCCAGGTCCTGCGCCTCGACGCCGTACTTCTCGACCGCGTAGAGTAGCTCCTGGTAGGCGTCCGTGGTGAGGCCGAGGGCGGCGGCCTGGCGCTCCACCTCTTTCGCGTGCGCGGCGGTGGAGGTCGCCTGGGCGACCATGGCGACGGCGCCTGCGGTGAGCGCCGAGGTGACCACGGCCGCGACGCGGACGAGATCCCCCATGTGCTGCTTCACGCGCTCCAGGCCGTCGTCGAAGCGCTCGACGGACTTGTCGTCGGCCTTGATGCCGAGCTTGACGAGGAGCTCGCGGATCGTCACCTTACGGGCCACGGTTCACCTCCGCTTCGCGCCGCCGCTGCTCCCGCGCCTCCTCGAGCACGTCGAGGGCCATGTGCCCCTCGACGGTGTCGGCGAAGGTCCATCGGTACCGCACATCGGCGAGGCCGTCGGGGATGAGGTCGGACGCCACGATGCGCATCGTCCACCAGTCTACTCCGTCGGCGGCGGCTCGCTCGGCCGCACGCCGCAGGGAGTAGGGCTGCGACGGTGGCTTGGGCCGCTCGATCACATACCGGGCAGCGACAAAAAACGGTTGATCGTCGCCACCCTCCAGAGCGCCGCGAGCAGCTCCCCGTAGTTGCAGACGTAGGCGCGGTCGAAGTGCAGCGCGTTGGCGAGCGGCTGGCCGTCGCGGGTCGTCTTCGCGACGATGGCCTTGGTGAGGTCGGACATGGGCGTGGACTGGACCGAGGCCTTGACGTCCCGGCCGAGCGCCGCGAAGTCGACGGCCTTGCCGAGCTTCTGCAGGCCCTTCGGGTCGTCGAGGAGCTTCGCGATGGAGCCCATGTCGCCCATCGCCAGGAGTCCCTTGACGGCGCCGCCCAGCGGCTCCGCGCCGAAGGCGACGAGGCGCCACATGATCTCCATCCCCTCGCTGGGCGGGTGGGGCGTGACCTCGTACTCGTGCGGGCGACCGTCGGCGTCGGTGAGGGTGAAGCGCTTGGCGTCGGACATGGGAGGCACCTCGGGTGTGCTCCCATGCTATCGCAGTCGCGTCAGACCGTGATGGTGTTGCCCAGCTTCAGGGTCTTGCGGGCGTTCGGGAGGAACACCTTGAACTCGCGCTCGCTCGCGCTCCGCGCCTTGTTCGGCGCGGGCAGCTCCAGGAAGGCGCAGTACTGGTCGGCCACCTTGTCGCCGTTGATCTCGTCCTCCATGCGGAACTCCAGCCGTTCAAACGCCTCCTCCTCCTGCTGCGCCGAGTACAGCGTGAAGAGATCCTTGTACGACTTGGAGCTCTCCATGACGGTGATCGTCGCCGTCATCGAGTAGTCGTTGTTGCGGCTGACCACGGCCTGACCGTCCCCGCCCACCTTGGCGGACGCGACGGGCTTGCCGTACTCGAACGAGACAGCGCCGTCCTCGCCGAAGCCACCGATCTGGTAGCCGCCGATCAGCAGGAACACCGACGCGAGGTCGTAGGTCTTCAGGGGCGTCGACATGGATCACTCCGCGGGAACGACTACTCGTCGTCGGCGATCGGGTTGCGGCTGAAGTAGCAGTTGAAGGTGAAGAGCCGGCCGGAGACGGCGAGCTGGGCGCGGACGGTGAACCGGAGGCGCCGGTTGGTGAGGTCGGTCGAGGTGATCGACTCGGCCACCGCCTCGGTCTGGCCGGACACGAAGTGTCCCGCGGCGACGCCCTGCTCCAACAGCCCCTCGATGACGGCGAGGAGCTTCTTCTGGCCCGACTTGTCGACGACGATCTTCTCGCCGCGCTCGCCGTGCGCGACCACGAGCGCGGCGACGCGCTCCTGGAGGCGGGTGGAGAACCAGTCCGAGGTGACGATCTCGTCGATGGACCGGCCCGTCGCGTTGACGCCGGGGTCGAGCACAAAGTCCTGCCCGCCGTAGGGCAGGCCGAGGTTCGCGTTGTTGGCGATCGCGAGCGTGCGCTGCGTCGCGGTCGGCGCGGACGAGTAGTCGTCGATGCCGCGGGCGAGGAAGCCGTGCCAGGGAGCACTCCGCTCGTCGGGGTCGAAGCGAAGGCGGTTGACCATGACGGCCACGTCCATCCACTCCGTGTCCGTCGTGTGGTAGCAGGCGACGGTGCGCTCGTTGCCGCTCGTGCCCATGATCGTCGACACCCCCGCAGGCACACCCGCGTCGAGCCAGGAGGCGTCGTCGGACTGGAAGGCGCAGAGCATCTTCTTCGACGCCGCCTCAACGGCGTCGGACACGAGGACGATCTCCGCGTCGGTGCGGACGGCGAGGCAGACGCCGTAGAAGTCCTCGTCGGCGGCGATGACCGCGGTGAGGCCGGTGGCGTAGGTTTCCCCGCCGACCAGGTCCACGTTGCCGAACTTGAAGGACTCGGGCTTGGGGCGCTGGGCGAAGGCTGCCTCGGCCGCGAGCAGGGACGAGGCGCTGATGTAGCCCGCCGTCTGCGCCGTCTCGGCCTCCTCGTAGCTGGCGACCTCCAGCACGCGCGCGCCGTTCAGGCTGTTGGTGGCCTTCGGCACGAGGAGCATGACGACCCCGAACCCGGCCTCGGGGGCGGGGCTCGGGTCCAGGTACACGTTGACGGTCACGTTCTCGGAGTGCGTGGTCGTGGTCATGTCAGGTCGTCCTCGATCGTGACGGTGTAGGGGTCCGGGTCGTCCTCGACGTCCTCGAGCGTGACGGTGGTGACGACCTGCTCCAGCGGGGTCACCGACGCGGGGTCGGTGCGGAGCGCGTAGAACACCTCGAACTCGCGGAGGAAGCGGGGCTCGATCTCGGTGTCAAGCAGTCGGGCCACGTCCGTTATACCGCCGCGCGTGAGGACGCTCAACCCAGCGGCGTCCAAGGCGGTCTGAACGCTCGGGATCTGCAGTCGCATGGCCGCGCGCTCGAGCCACTCCGACGTCTCCGACCCGAAGCCCTGGACGGAGACGGAGGCCCGCCGCTGCCCGAGGAAGGTGACGACGGGCACGGCATCGGCGGTGAGGGTGATCTTCGCGTCGGCGGTGCTGATCGCCAGATCCCCGTGCGCGGTGGACGCGGTGATCGTCGCGCCGGACGCCTCCGCAAAGTGGTGATCGACGGCGTTGATCAGGTCCACGATCGCCGCCGCCACCGTCGAGTTGGTGTCGTCGGCGAGGCGCGTGTAGCTGATCGCCGTGCCCCCGACGGTGATCGCGTACACCGCCCCCGCCGCGCCGTTGCCGATCACGATCGTGTCGGCGAGACGATCGGCCCGCTCGTCCACGCCGATCGCGCTCCCGAGCGTGGTGACGTTCACGGTGAGGTACGGCTTCGGGGGGCGCGGCCCCTTGTCGTCGGCGACCACCACCTGGGCGTCGGTGAGCCCGCCTCGCGCCGCCGCCGCCTTCAGCCAGGCGCGGATGGCCTGGATGATGCGCTCGTCGACGGAGGTGGTGGAAGGCACGGCTCACCCTACCCCGAGCAGGGGCACGAGCGCGAGCGAGAGCCACGCGCCGACGAGGAGCACGAGCGCGGCGAGGGCGCGACGGTTCACTCCTCGCCCTCCTGGACCGCCAGGACGATCACCCGGTAGTGGGCGAGGAGCGAGCGCTCGCGCTGGATCAGCCGCACCTCGTACCAGTCGCCGTCGACCTGGACCTGGTCCGCCGAGGTCCCCGCGTCCTGGTCGACGAGGCGCAGCTCCGAGCTCGTGTAGATCCGCTTCGCGCGGCGCGTGCGCTCGCCCTCGGGCAGCGTCTTCAGGTCGTCGTCGGAGGCCGGCTGGACGCTCGCGCGGATGGTGGCGTCGGTGGCGTCGCCCTGCTCCCAGCGGCCGTCGGTGCCGCGCTCGCCCGCGGCGTAGCGACGGCGGGTGAGGGACTCGATGCCGAGGATCACGTCGTCACCTTCTTCCCGACCTCGACACGAAAGCTGATCGCCTGGCGCATCCGCCCCGTCTCGATGAGCGGATTGTCGCCCGGGTATTTTTGGGCGAGGGTGGCGGGGGCGTTGGGGGGCTCGCGCAGGTCGCGGATCTTCGACTTGATGTCGCGCTCGACGAGGAGCCCGAGCTGGCCGAGGCCCTCGCGCATGGCCGCCTCGCCGGCTGCGGTCCCGCCCTCCACCATCGCGTCCACGGTCTTGCCGGCGACGGCGTCGAGGCGGCGCTGGTAGCGCTTCTCGTTCTCGTCGATGGTGGAGCGCATGAAGGACCGCTCGGGCACCCGCCCGTCCTCGCTCCCGAACTCGTTGATGGTGGCGATCTCGACGAGGGTGATCGCCTCGGGATCTTCGACGGCGATCCGCCTGCGCTTCTTCGTGATCTTCCCGCCCTTGGTGCGCTTGTACTCGCGGCGCTCGCGGAGCATCCCCTTGTCCTGGAGGATTCCGACGTAGACGGACGGCTCGCCCAGCTCCGCGAGCCCCCGGAGGAGCTCGCGATAACCGCGGTCGGAGTCGATCACCCTCGAGGCCATGCCTCCTCCGATCAGGTGATGGTGATCCCGAGTTCGAGCATCACCCCGGACGGCTCGGCGCCGGTGTCCTCCTGGGTGACCAGGACCCCAAGAACGTCGCCGGCGGCGATCGCCAGGGTCAGGCCCGTCCAGCGCTGGGTGCGTCGGTCCTGCGCGAAGGTGAGTTCCCCGGAATGCGCCCCGGTCGTGTAGTTCATGAGGATGAACTTCACGTCGGCGGTCGTGTGCAGGGTCGCGGCACCGTCGGCGAGGCGCAGGGTGGTGATCGTCCCGGTGTGTCGGGAAACCCAGCCTCCGTTCGGAGTGACGATTTCGTGGCTCTTGCCGTCCGTGAGGCCGAGCGCCACGCCCATGTTGGCGGCGGTGACCACGATGCAGCGGACCCAGAACAGCGTGCCGCCGTTGACGGTGGACTGCGCCCAGTCGGCCGGGGGCACGAAGTGGATTGCACCGTCGCGCTCGAACGCACGCGAGCCGTTGGACGCCGCGGCGCTGGTCCCGTCCCGAGCCAGGGTCAGCGGCACCCACGCGGCGCCGTTCCAGTACTCCCAGGTGAACGCGGCCCCGGTCGACGCCTGGACCGTGGCGGACATCGCGATCGCGATCTCGCAGAACTTGAGCGAGGCGCCGAAGTAGATGGCGTCGTTGGCGACGGGCACGTCCGGGAAGAGCTGCCAGTTGGAGGTGTACCCGGCGTTCGGGCCGCCCCCGAGGCTCGCAAACACGCCACCGTCCTCGACCACCGCCTGGCCCAGCGCGGCCTCGGTCAGGGTCGGAGTCGAGCCGACCAGACCTCCGCCGTTGGTTTCGGCGCCATCGACGTCGATACCCCAGGCCCCGAGCACCGCCATCGGCAGCAGCGTTTCGGAGGCAAGGTCGGCCTGATCCTGGGCGGCCTTCGCGCCCGCGTCCAGCTTGCCCACTGCGATGACGAGGGAGTCGTTGTCGGCGACGTAGTTGTTGGTGGAGTAGTTCCGGGTCGTCGAGTTGGTGCCGCCCAGGGCGATGGCGAGCTCGGCGAGCGCCACCTCCAGGTTGGCGCCCGCGAAGAAGGTCGCGGTGTCCTCGACCCCCACCATCGAGGCGCCCGCCCCGTTGGCGATGGAGAGCAGGGCGACGAACGCCTGGTCGAGCTTGTTCAGCGCGGCGTAGACGGCGTCGTTGTCGGCGAGCTTCGACCCCGTGCCGTTGGTGAAGTTGTAGGTCGTCGCCGTGGCGCCGCCGATCTGCGTGGCGAGCGCCGCGAACGCCGCCTTGATCGTGTCGGTGGCGAAGTAGTTGCCGGTGTCGTCGAAGGCGTCGTCGCCCGCGTCGAAGGGCACGGCCTCCCAGGTCGCACCGTCGCTCACGTAGACGCGCTCGTTGTTGTTCGCGCCGTCGATGCGGAGCCAGATCGAGGCGACGGGTCGCACCGCCGTCGGGGCGCCGGCACCGGCCTCGACGCGCGGGCTGTCCGCGGCCGCGGTGGCGGCGTCGGGGCGGATGGCGATGCCGACCACGGCGATGGCCAGCGCAAAGACCTTCTCGAAGACGTGGCGGGTACGGGACATCGCGGACTCCTACGTGAGCAGTCCGAAGCCAACCTCGGCCCTGCTGTCACGGATCTGGAGGAAGGCCAGCCCGTGGCGGGTCTGGCGGTAGTACTCGTCCTCGTGGGAGTGCGAGGACACGGAAGGGCCGGCGAAGGCGACGGAGAGGTCGCCGGTGCCGATGGAGGTGACGGGCCCGACGCCGGACGAGCCGGTGGACGTGGCCGCCTCGCGCGCCTGGAGCGTGAGCTCGTGGGCGACGAGGCGAGCCACCGCCGAGGAGGTGCGCGACCCGAACGTCTCGGAGTCGAGCCAGAGGACGCACTCGTCGATCAGGTCCTCGACGGTCGCGTCCACTGTGCTCGCGAACTCGGGCGCGAGCTTGCGGAAGATGGGCAGAACCGCCTCGGACTCCGTCGACATCGCGTCAGGCCAGCCGCAGGCCGAGCTTCGGCGCGAGCGCGGCCACGACCTTGTTGGACTTGATCGACTCGGCGCGCTCGCCCTCGACGAGGTGCGCGGTGCCGAGCCGCTTCGCCTTGTCGACGAGCGAGTCGTCCTTGGTGT